TTGACCCCGGCGTCGGCCGCCGCGGATCGCGACAGATACCTAGGGTTGCGCCAACGCGGCGCGATGGTGGCCCACTCAGGCGGCACAGCCCGGATAGGAATGTTGTTCGCCATCGCGAGCGCCCGGATCATGGCGCGCCGCAGATACGGCGACCAATCATCGGTGGCGCCCTCCGCCTCGGCAATCAGCTCGTATTGGCTCGCATCGTATGCCTCGGCTGAGGTCGGATTGGCCATATCGGTAATGGCGAGCGCCGAATCCGGTAGTGATGTGGCCCTCGCGAAAAGTTTCGCAATCGCGTTCAACGTCGCAAGATGCGGCTCGGGCGATGCGGCGGGAAATTGCTTGACATCGACCCTGGCGAGCGACGGATCGTCAGCATCGGGATCATCTGGGACGCCCTTAATGCGGCCCATAACAAGTTCCCACGCCTTTTTGAGCCGCCCATCTTGGTGCTTGAAAATCGATTCGCTGGCGCCAAGAACCCACAGATCAGGAATCGCGTAAATATCACTGTGAGCCTCCAAGCGGATGACAGCACGCGTGGCCTGATCCTGCAGCGCCATAACCTCGCGAGTGATCCGCGACGAACCAAACGGGCGTTCGAGACGCGGCTTGTAGGGCAACGGCTCCGCCGGCACACCCCACTTATGGCTTTGCACATCCGTTGACCAAGCACCGGTATCGGCACGCTTGGCGATGATAGTCCGCCCGTCGAGGTAGAGGGCGAGCGCGGTCGGCTGGCTATCGTCATCCCAAGAATGCACCGATAGCAGGCTGTCAAGGGCGCGCTTCCGACGATTCCACTCCCCGGTCGCCGACGTCGCGTCCACGAAGTGGATTAGTGCGGGAGGCTCGCCACTGCTCTGATCACCAACCGTGTTGATCACGAAGGCAACCGAGTGAATTAGAGCCGAAGTAATCGCCTGCGAAACCTCGGATCGAAGGGAGTTACCCTCCCAAATCTCCCGATACCCGTAGCTGTCGAGATCACCGTCGGGCCACACGAATTTCTCTAGATTGCACCGTCGGGCGAGCAAATCAACCGCTTTCGCCGACCAACCAAGCACAATACCCAAGTGATAGTAATGCGGCGGGATAACCGACCCCCCGAGCGGGGAGATGTATTTCATGTCGTAATACGCTTGCCGAAGAACGTTGCGGCGCATTTTCGCGTACAGCTTCGCCAAAAGCGCATTCAGGATCCGGTTATCCTCGTCGCTTACCCCGGGTAGGGTGATTTGCTCCGGCTCGAGGGTGAGCTTGGCCGCGGCGGTCATAGGACGATCGCCTCCCGTTTGCGCTCACTATGTGTCGAGGTGGCGGCCCGCATGGGGCGCCGCGGCCGGGACGCCTGCGCGCCAATAAGAGCCAACGTCGCAGCTTGGATCGGTGTGATATCCGACGTCGCCGCCCGACGCGACCATACCCACATGCCTGTGTCTCCGAGTGCCCGCTTGCCCGCAGCCATGGCCGCAGCGGTGAGCTGCGGCTGCCCGATATGCCAGAGCCACCCTGTGACGATGCCGTCAAGCACCCGCGAGCAGCCGGCGCCGAGCTCGGGCACACGCACCGGCATCACCTCAATGCGCGTGCCGCGCAGTCGCCAACGCCCAGGTCGGTACTGGTCAAGCAAGGCAGAAATGGGGCCGGCGGCATCGACTACGATCGTCCGGATCGTCGGATTAGCGGCGACGATCGCATCGAGGTGCGGTATGAGCCACTCGACTCCGCGGCCGCGCGTGTGCTGATCTTCGTCAAGTTCGATATGCCAGTCACCGTCCGCCCGCTGCCCGGCGAGCGCCACCGACGCCCATGCCAGATCCGGCCCAACCTCGACGCCAAGCGCAAGATGATCGACAGCGATGCTAGCGGTGTCGGCCTGTTGCTCCCAATTCGGCCGCGGGATAATGCTCGCCAATGAGATATCATCCCAGATTCCGAGCCGCTCGCGGGCAAACTGGTCATCGGTCATCACGGCCCGCTCCGCGGCGATCGCCTCGTAGTCGATCCGCACCCCGTACGCCGGGTTAGCCTTCGCCCACGTCTCCGGATCGTCAAAGTCGTCCGTTGGCTCAGCAGACCACTCAATCCACGCCAACCGCGAATCTTTACCTTCTACGCCGGCGTGGCGCAATCGAGTAAACACCTCGCCGTCGTCATGCGGCGTCGGCGGGGTTCCCAGCAGCCACACCTGCGGATTAGGCCGCGCCGACATAGTCGGCAGGATCGCCGACCACGCCGCAGCATTCAGGATCTGCGCCTCATCCAACAGTAGACAATCACAACTGAATCCGCGGCCAGACCCCGATGACCGGGCCTTGAATCTGACCTCCTGCCCGGTCTTCATGCGGATGAACTCCCGCATCTCCGACCGGGCGATAAAATCTACCCGATTCTCTAGTGCCGGGTTATCCTCGATAATCTGCACTAGGCGAAAGAACACCTCACGCGCGGTGTCCTGCCTGTGCGCCGACACGATGATGATCTGTTCATCGAACAGCAGCAATCCAGCCAACGCCCGGGCTACGATCAGCATCGTTTTACCGTTTTGGCGCGGGGTGCTCACGCCAACCTGACGGGCGGCCCATCGGCCGTCCGCCCGCTCGCCCATGGCCGCACGCAAGACCTCTTCTTGCCACTCGTCTAGCCGTAGCCCGAACGAAGCGGCGAGATCAGAGACATCCTCCCAGGCGTTAGCCCGCACGTTTGGCGCGTGCCGGATCCTGGGCGGCGCCTGACCTCCGAGCAGCCCTACGTGCAGCGATCTCGTCAATGACGTCACCCCTCGCAGGCCGCGGCTTAGCCTCCTCGATCTTTGCCATCACGTCACTCAGCCGCAGATACAAGGCCGCCCTGTCCCGCATCGACTCACAGACGGCGAGATCAGCCGCGATCGCGTCACGGATCGCTTCAAGACTGGCCAGATAATCACCGGAGGTGATCACCTCGGTGAAGGAGCGCTCACGCGACTCGCGCGACACGAAGCACCCCCCTCCAATGGCGCGTCCCGTCGCCGCGAGCCGAGTTGCACCAGCGATGCGCTGTGCGCAAATTCCGCGGCGAGTGGTCAGGAATCAGGGCCGCAGATCGAGGCTCGATATGGTCGAGCGTTGGCGCCCAGTCGTCTAGGTAGTGCGCCTGACGGTCGACAGGCTCGCCGCACAGTTGGCATGTCCAATTGTCGCGCTCGTAGATCGCCAGCCGCTCACGGCGCGAAATGGGAATTCCCCCCGATGGCCTATCGCGATCGTTGCACTTCTTTGAACAGTATGGCGATGCCGCACCCTTGCGGACGAAGTACTCGCCGCAGTGGTGGCACTCGCCTTGCACCCACGGCCACCGCGGGTTCGCCGGCGTTCCGGCTGCGGCACGTGCTGCCTTCCGCTCCGCTTTCCGCCAACGCGCCTCGCGCGCCTCGCGCGCCTTTCGACATACCGCGCACAGATTGTCCGGCGGATTGCCGCGCTTCCGGAAGCACGGCTTGCCGCAGATCTTGCATGTCTTCCGCTGCGCCGGCCGATACTTCTGGGTCGGCGAGATGCCATCGCGGGCTTTCACCTTTGCGATGTAGTCACGCATCTCTGCTGCCTTGGCCGCGCGACAGTCATCGCATCGGCAACCACGGCCATAGGCCGCAGGTGTGCCGCACGGGGCTCGTGTACAAGTTCGGCACCGCAGATTCGGGTCAGCTTTCGCACTTCCCCTAGGCCGACCAGTTGGCCCACCGCAGACCGAGCACGGAATACGCGGGCGAGCCTTCCACTTGCAGCGATCCGAACAGTAGCGGCGCAGGCCAGGCACACGATCGCCGCACACGCAGCATCGACCAACGTGCGTCAAGGATCCCCCCGAGAAAGGCGGAAGGCCCAACGCTCGGGGACGCTGGGCCTTCCTTCCCGCGATGATCAGTCGCGGGCGACTACCCACTAAAAGAATTCGGACAGGTCCGGCAATCCCCCCGGCCGGTAGACCCGGCCAGTCACGGTGATGTACCGGCCAACAGAGTACACCTCGTAACCCTCGTGCCGGCGCCCAGGCTGCTCGGGCGCCGTGCCCCACACGTGCAGCCCGCGCCCGGACGGCGAGACCTCCACATAGGCGCCCGGCACCCGGGCCAGGATTGCCCGAGCCCGCGCGTCCGGCCGCCCCCGCTCGTCAAGGCAGTGGTCGATGTCGAGACAGGCGATCCCGTCGCCGAGAACAAAGCCCATCCCATCGCCAGCCTTCGACCGAGCCGCCTCGGAGTAGGTGCTCCAAGTCCGTGGGTCGGTGGAGCTGGCCGGCAGACCATCCACAGTGATCGGCCGCTTGGCCTCATGACGCACCCACCGAGCGCGCTCAGTCAGCTCACGCGGTAGGCGGTGACGCGCGCGGTGAGCAGCCACTCGGCAGCGGGTTGAGCAGTAGCGCGGCATGCGACCGCGCCCTGCGATCGTCACCCTTTCGCCGCACCTCTCACACGTCGCCACGCCCCCAGCATACCGCACGCTGTAACGATAAACAACACCTGACCTGCGATTTCGCTAGCGCCGGCGAGGCCGGCCGACTGAGAGGCACTGTGCCGGGTCAGGGGTGACAGGATGGCCCCACAGCCCCCGTTCGCGGCTCTACGAACAAATCAGAGGCCCCGCC